TAATGAAATCATAGACATTGCAACATTCGTGTATGCAAACTATGAAAAACTCAATGACCCAACACACGGTTCATTATTCTATCACGCCGACTATGTTCGACCAGGCTGGCGTAAAAGAATGGATAAAGTTGCAGTTATTGGTGCCCATATATTTTATAGACTAAGAGATGATACATGATTGATATTGATAAGTTGGCAATTATTTGTTTGACGATTGTAGTTACGGCAAGTGTAGTAAGTCTTTCGATTTACCATGTGAATGACCGAGTTTTGATGGCGAAGAATATTGAAGAAGCCATTACAAAAGAAATTGATCCACTTTCGGTTCGTTGTTCATATGCAAGAGGTGACGATCCAGTTTGCATTGCATTTGCCGCAAAAAAGAACGAAGTTGTGTTACAATATGTTACTCCTAAAAAATAATTGAAAGGTTTTTGTTATGTCTAAATTTACTTTTATAAGTGAGCGGTTTGATTACGATGAAGATACTGGTGAACAAAGAAATCTCGTATCTAAAACAACAAGAGAATTTTATGGCCATCGTTTAGATTCTGTTCTTGATGAAATGACAGAATTCTTGCGTGGTGCAGGTTATCATTTTGATGGCCACCTTGATGTTGTATCTTATGAGAGTGAAATCAATAAGATTGATGATGAACTTGATGACCTCAAAGAAGAGGTGAGAAGTCAGCGAGTTTTCGACCATATCGTAAGAGACATTCAAAATAATCCGTTTGAAAAAAATAAAGACAAAGATTCTTTTGGTGATATTTTTATTTCAAGTGAAGATATTCAAACTGATTTTGGTGCCGCAGGCCTAACAATGACCTTTGGTGATGATGATATTCAACTTGATTTGAATTTTGATGAAGATAAATGTTCTCTCTGTAAGTTACCAAAATCAGTAATGCAACTTCATCAATGTTTTGATCCTAGCTGCCCATCTGGCGCTTACAGAAATCAATATGCCAACTAAAGACGAAATGAAAAAGTTCTCGCTTGCGATAGAGAGAATGGTTTCAAATACTGACTACAATTACATCGAAGCTATCGTTGAGTATTGTAAAGATACTGGTCTTGAAATAGAGGTGGCGGCTACACTCATCACCTCTAATCTCAAAGGCAAGATTGAAGAAGATGCTATGAATCTAAATTTATTGAAAGTAAAAGGTTCTCGTTTACCTATATGACTGGTTATGAAACATTTGGAATATATCAGGCACTCAAATTACATTTCACACAAGAATCATACGACTACTTCAAATACAATGGTAAATCAAATGTCTCTGTGACTTCTTTTGAGAATCGCAAAGACAAATACCATTTTTACAAACTCTCTCGTAGGTTTTCTCAGAAAGAAGATTTGGTCTCATTCATTGTTGCAAATCTTTTAGAAGATGATAAATCGTGGGTCGGTAAATTATTGGAACCTGAAGCTGAAACAATTCACCTCAAACAACAAAAGGTGATTCAGTCTCTTTCGTATATCTTTGAGAATGATTGTAGAGAGTTATTTGAAGGTCGAAATCCAAACGAACTTCTCCGAGTAACAAACGGTGACCATCCTATTCTCTTAGAAAAAACTCGACAGAAGGTTACACACTTTGAAACTTTCTGCATACTCAATAGAATACTCAATTTCATACCGATTTGGACAGGCAAGATTACTGATACAATTGTTTGGCCAGATTACCGAAGAAAGGCTCTGAAGTATACCTCATTTCTGCCTTCAGACATAGTAAAATATAAATTGATTTTGAAAAAGGTGATAGTGTGATTGAAAAACTTTACTTAGATATGGACGGCGTTCTCACAAACTTTGAACAGAGATGGGCAGAGTTATTTGGTGGTCCAGCAGAGGTTGTTCGTAACCGAAAAAACTTTAGTAAAGAGTGGCCCGAGTTTGTTGAGAAAGGTGCATTTGAGACACTAGATTGGTTTCCAGGCGCACACAAACTTCTAGAGTATGTTCGCACTCTGAATGTTCCTGTAGAGATTCTATCGTCTTCTGGTGGTGCTCGGTTTCATTTTGAGGTCGCTGAACAGAAAGAGTTTTGGTTGAAATCAAAAGAGATTACATACAAGGCAAATATCGTACCTGGTCGTAAATTCAAATCCGAATATGCCAAACCAAATGTCGTTTTGATTGACGATACAAAAGAAATTATCGATTCATTCAACGATGCTGGTGGTATCGGCATACTTCATCGGGATGTCAATATTACCATAGAAAAGCTTGAAACTCTACTAAATACATGATATTATGTTTTTGTGGATAAGTCGTTTATACATCGTTCATACTCCGTTATACGAAAGGAAATACCATGAGTAGTTTTGCAAATCTGAAGCGCAATCGTTCTTCTTTGGATAAACTTACAAAGGCGATTGAAGCTTCTACCCAGTCCAATTCTGAGGCTGGTTCTAAAGATGATACCCGATTCTGGCAACCGCAAGTAGACAAAGCTGGCAACGGCATGGCAGTCATTCGTTTTCTGCCTGCACCTTCGGCTGATGGTGACGAAGCGTTGCCTTGGGTCCGTATCTTCTCGCATGGATTCCAAGGTCCTGGTGGTTGGTTCATTGATAACTGCTTGACGACACTCAATGAAAAGTGTCCTGTCTGTGAACACAACAACACACTTTGGAACTCTGGCATCGAAGCAAACAAAGACATTGCTCGTAAACAGAAACGCAAGTTATCTTACATTGCAAATGTTTTGATTGTTTCTGACCCATCAAATCCTGAGAATGAAGGTCAAATCAAACTATTCAAGTTTGGTAAGAAAATCTTTGATAAGATTACAGAGGCCATGAATCCAGAATTTGCAGATGAAACACCTGTGAATCCATTTGATATGTGGGAAGGCGCAAACTTCAAACTGAAAATTCGTAATGTTGAAGGTTATCGTAATTATGATAAATCAGAATTTGCAGATAAGTCTGCACTCTTTGATGGTGATGATGACAAACTTGAAGAACTTTGGAAATCTGAATTTTCTCTCAAAGAATTTACAGAGAAAAGAAACTTCAAGTCATTTGACCAGTTGAAGACTCGCCTTGATAAGGTTCTTGGTTTTGAAGGCACACCTGCGCCAAAGACCAAGGCTGAATCGACTGTGATTGAAGATGATGATGTTCCTGCTTTTTCTAACTCAGAAGATGATGAAGATTTAGATTACTTCAAGTCACTCGCTGAACAAAACTAATCTCCCATGCAAGTGCTTAGACACCCGCTTCGGCGGGTGTTTTTTTATGTAACTCTACCCATCAATGTTTTACCAGCATCAGTCTTTGACTTTGCAATGGCGGGTGGTACATTGTTTTGAACTACGGTATTTGTTGTCTTTGGTGAATTGATAACGATAGGTGTGCTTGGTTTTTGTTGCGCTCTTTGACCAGCAGCCAAATCAGTTGATGCTGAAGCGACACTTGCACCAGATGTTGTACCAGATGTTGGTTCTGGTTGACCAATACTCTCTTTCTTTCCCTCTGCAAGATTCATCGGCTTTGCATCTTTACCTGCAACAAGAGTTGGTGCTCCTGGATTGACAGGATTATCCGCAGTAGGTAAAGTACCGATTGGTTGAATGTGCCAGTTTTCTTTTGCGACTGGTCGAGTAAGACCAAACTTTTCTAACCAACCTGTAGGATTCTCACGGTCACCTGCAAGAACATTGATACCAGCAGAACCTTTTGAGTTTATATCAATTGCAAGACCTTTGAGGTGAAAACTGCCACTACCTTTTCCAAGAGGTGGCATTGGCTCTGCCACTTTCTTTCTTGTCTTTGCTCTATCTCCACCAAATTCTTTGAGTTTTGCATTGAATAGTTCTGCTTGTTTTTCATTACTGCGATAACCAGAAGTGACAAGAAGTTTCTTACCTGTCTGCTCTTTGAAGGCAGTCGCCATTGCAGTCAGGCGTTTCTCAAACTCTGGGTGCAGACCAGACATGTCAACACCAGATTGAGTTGACACTACAGAGGCAAGAGATCCACCAAT